TCAATTTTGCATATATTTAGCAAGTGCCGCGGTGGCCTCTGATTCCTGCTTTGCACTGACGTGAGCATAAACACCAAGCGTAATAGTCGGATCTGTGTGCCCTACCAGTTTTTGTACTGACGTAACAGGAACACCAGCAATCAGTAAATTAGATATAAAGCTATGCCTGAACCCGTGAATGGTTATTCTAGGTGTAAGTCCATTGTCATCTTGCAGCTTATGCAGTCGCTTAGACGGTGTATTTAATGACTGATACCCGTTTTTAGTATTAGTGAAAAGCAACTGATTCGGTTGCATCGTATTAATACCTAGCTGTATGAATGTTTCCTGCTGTATTCTACGCCACCGTTTCAAGTATGCCATCGTTTGACCGTCTACCGGAATGGTGCGCCTTCCAGCGCGTGTCTTTGGTGCCTGAACGATCTGGTGGCCTTTATCACCTTGCGTTAGTGTTTTGTTCACTTTGATACTGTTTTCTTTAAAACTTACATCATTCCACGTCAGCGCTAGTAGTTCACCACGGCGAACCCCTGTAAAGGCTAAAACCCTAAACATGATGAAGACATCGAAGTGGTTCTCTTGGTCGATACAGGCAAAGAAGTGATTCATTTGTTCCTTAGTCCAAAAGTTTTCAGGCTTATCACCAGCCAGATCGTCATGGTGCGGTAAAACAATGGCTTTGGCGGGATTCTTACTCATATACCCTTGTCGGACTGCGTAGTCCATAACCGATGAAACATAGTTATACCAGCGCTTATAGTTAGCAGAGGTGAACTCAAACCACCTCTTAACGGCCTTCTGCACGTCCTTAGTGGTTATAGTAGCGATCCGCTTACCACCAAATGCCGGTAGGATGTGATTATTGAACATACCAGCAGTTCGAGCCCACGTTGATTCCCTTACTGTGTTAATGTAGTTTCCATACCACTCCTCATACACATCCCGAAAGAACACGGGCTTTGGTTTCTCTTCTTCTAAGTCACCGTTGCTGATTGCTAGCTCAAGTCTAGCTGCTGCAACAGTGGCTTCTTTTTTTGTCTTAAACCCTCGCCGCACCTTGTACTTCTTGTGGCCAGTCTGTAGATCATTACCAGCAAAGACTTGAACGCGCCAGAACTCTTTGCCGTCTTTCGTTGCGTACTTTTTAATTGATGCCATATTCTTCTCCTATCCGTCACGCTGGGCAGGCGGTGTTAGATAGAATTTTTGGCGGCCGAATTTTCGGCCATGATATTAATCACATTGCTTCTATGAAACAAAATTAGTTCTATTGTGCTATTCGTAGTCCTGGATTTTTTGAGTGGGACTTTTTTGAGATATATCAATTATATCTGACAGTTCTTTTGCAAAATCTGTCTTCATTTCTTCAATCTGATCGGCGGAATAATCGTGCGTCCGTGCTCTAATTATCCCCGCAACTATGCTGGAAAATTTCATAATCGCCACGTTCTGTCTTTCAGGCTTCATGAGTTGAACAAACCTCATCGAATTTTCCAAAAAAGTTTTTTCTTGCCAAGTTAACTTTTTTACATAATCATCTGAAAACAGTTCAGTCCACAGGTTTTCGGAATTAACTTCCAAATTATGAAGCAACTCATCTCTCTGCTTACGTAGCTCCATCTGCTGATCCTCTGGAAGATCTTCAAAAGCCGGTTTCCCTGTAACTAAGAACTGGACGGAAATTCCACCATGGTTGGCAATTTTTTTCATTGTATCTGCTGACGGTGCAGAGAGACCCCGTTCCCATCTCGATACTGCTGATTTTCCTGAACTTGTTAATCCAACCGAAAGTGCGAACTCTTCCATGGTCTCACCTTTAGAAATCCTGATGCTTTTAATCCTTTCTCCAAGGGAAAGATGGCTGTTTGGCTCCAATAGTTTTGTCATTTCAGATCATCTCCTAAAAAGTTGATGCATGTTGTTGACTCCAGTATGAGTCTGTGACATACTAAAGTCAATCAGTTGATGAATGTTGACGTCAACAGAAAGGAGCGTGCTATTATGCAACGCATTAAAGGTTACCGTGTAATGCTAAATTTAAGTCAACAAGATGTTGCCAAAGAACTCGGTATCTCGCGTCAGTCTTACTGGAGCAAAGAGAATGGTAGAACATCGTTCAATGATAAAGAGAAGACAAAAATCCGAGATCTTTTCAGGAAAACCGGTATTCCAGTAACGATTGATTCTCTTTTTTTTGACGGAAAAGTTGACTAATGTTGATTTTGGAGGTGAATGAACATGGCTTTAATGAAAGCGCAAATTACATTACCAGCCGACTTTGATCAAATTTTACAGGAACGAATTCATCGAGAAGTTGTCCGCGTGATGAACGAGACTAAGCAGCAGCCGATGCAAAAAAAGCTGAACATCGGTCAAGCAGCGGTTTATGCCGGTGTGGCTCGTAACACACTGTTGTCTTGGACTAGAAAAGATTTGCCGATGCAAGTGGTTGGTGGCGTTAAGCGGATCAATACCGCAGACATAGACGATTACATGAATAACCACGGCAAGTAATAACGCTGGGCAGGCGGACATGTAAGCAACTTATGACAGGCACATAAAGCCAGAAAGGGAAATATATGAAAGTGGTTTACCCGTCAATCGTGGAGCAATTCTATGAAGGCTTGAAATCTGAAGGCGTAACAGTTGGTAAGGATGAGGTATATCGTACCATGGTCGAGACCAACTTAATTGACGAAAACGGTGTTCCTACACAATACGCATTGGACAATGGCTTTATCAAGTGTGTGGACAATGAGCCGGAAAGCCTAGCGGAGTTCAAGGAGCTTTATCCGAATCTTAAGAAATACTCAGACGATCATTTTATGAAGACTGATGAAGGCTGGTGCATTGACACCTTTGTAGCCCGTAGCGAATCTATGCTTTTATTGAACGATCCGGCTACGTCCGAAACAGACAAGCTAAATGCTCGGATCGTCCTTAACTATCTCAAGGAGGACGGTGCCGATGACTAGCCTGATTACGTGGATATTTATCCATCCGACAGTTATACCCGTCATGCTGATGGTTTTCATGAACGGTGGCGTGCTGGGAGCATTTCTACAGTTTAGAAAGGATGATGGCCATGCCGAAGATGATTAACAGCAAGTATGGGTGGACATGGTCACAGTTTGTAAAGGCTGACGCTGATTGTGATCGGTATTGGGCAGCTAAAAAAGCCGAAAAACGCTCACTAATTGAGGCCACAAAAAAACCGCCAAGAGTTGCACCTCAAGGCGAGAAGAAGACAAGCGAAAAAATCTATATCAACTTTTAGCTTGCTTCTATTAGATGTTTTTGTCAAGGAAAATGGAGGCAATTATGATGAAAAATGTTTCAAACAGCACCAAAGTGCCTGATTTAGATATGGCGTCTTTGAACCTCAGCACTGCAAAAGGACTTCTAGAAGCCCTTCGTGATCAGTTAGATAGTATTGAAGAACTGGTTTTTTACTATAGAAAAAATCATACACAAGCAGAGGCCTTGCGACTCGCGTATGAGGCTAATCGATCATTTTATACATGGATGGCACTCCTGAGACCAATTCAAGAATACGTTGATAGCAGCTTGGCAACGATTGATGAGGTCAACAAATGATGAAGAAAGATTACTATACAACCGCACAGGCGCTTTTAAGTGATACAAGTGCAATGGTGAATATCTTGCGACATCAGATCAACGATGAACAGCAATCAGCACTGGCCGACACAGTCGCTGATATGATTATTGATGCTCGCCGTCTACTTATGGAGGGAGATGCTGCCGATGGTCGACGTGCTTAAAGTAGCGCTTGGATATCAACAGCATGGCTTTGCAGTCTACCCACTTGCGCCCGGGACCAGAACACCACTCAAAGGCTCACACGGCTATAAGGACGCTACCAAAGACCCAGAACAGGCCAAGAAATGGTGGGGCGAACATCCTAACTACAATATTGGCTTGGGGCTTGATGGCGTGCTGGTATTCGATATTGATGTGGGTCATAAAAGCGGGACCAATGGCAGTGATACGTTGGCTAAGTTGTGCGCTGATGGTCGTGCTGGTCAAATTTCTTCGAGCTATGCGGAAATCAGCCCAAACGGTGGACTTCATATTTTCTTCACCTATCCCAAAGAATTGAAGCTAACTAGTCGATCGGATCTGTTCTCTAAGAATGGCGAGAAAACCGGCCTTGACTATGTTGCGACTGGTGTACCGGTTTTCCCTAGCATTCGCGAAAACGGCATTTATCAACCACTTAGAGGGCGCAAGATCACTAAACTAGCCCCAGTACCTCAGTGGTTACTAGATGAAATCCAACGTGTCAGCCACCCTAACCAAGTGTTTAGTGGTTCAACAGTTTGTCGAGGCAAACGATGGACAGGCAAGCTGCTAGATGAAATGGTAAACGGCGCTAGCACCGGCAATCGCAATGATTTTCTGACTAAGATTGCTGGCAAAATGTTTTTCACTGGTGCAGAGCCGCAGACGGTTTACAACTTGCTGTTTGCAACTAATGATAACTATCTAGATACACCACTGGCAGAAGCCGAAGTGAATAAGATTTTTAAGTCAGTATTGAAAGCCGAAGAGAGGAGGCGTGCGGTTGGTTAAAGCGATGCCCGAAGATGCAAAAAAACTAGCCAGTAATGTTGTACAGATGAAGAAAAATGAGCCTGAATGGATATTTTACGATGAAAATGGTAATCGCAAGGTATCTGCTACAAAGTTAGGCCAAGAAATTATAAAAGAAAATCCTATGTTACGTCTCGATACGCTTAGTCAAGGCGCACGTTTTGACAAAGCGACTGGTACGTGGCGCTTGGATAAACTAAGTGAATTTCTCGATACGATCATTACTGAGAAACTAGAAAGCGTTGGAAAATGGTCACAAGGGAAATTAAGCGAAGTAAAACACTATGTTCTTATTAAAGTATATCATCCGGAAATGATTGAAAGTCCATTTGAACACGCTGATCCTAATCTAATTACATTCGCCAACGGAACTTATAATCTTGTTACTGATACGCTACAACCACATCGACCAGAGGATTACATTTTGCAAAACCATCCTTACGACCTAAAGATGAAATCGGGAAAGGATCTAAAGACAGTTGATTGGTTAGCGCATTTGACTGGCGATCCAATATCTGCAAATTTTCTAATGGAGTTCATTGGCTACTGTTTTTACCATCGTTACTCGCCATTCCAAGCACTAATTATCTTACAAGGTACCGGTCAAAACGGGAAAACAACATTTATCGAATTTGTAAAGCAAATACTTGACAAACGAAATGTATCTAACGTTGCCTTACAAGATCTGGCTAATAAAGATAATCGTTTCACTGGAAGCCAGCTTTATCAGAAAGAAGTCAACATGTTTGCAGACCTTGATGACAGTTTCCTAAAGACCACTGGTCAAATAAAGGCACTTACGGGAGACGATACAATCTTTGCGGAGTTTAAGGGGAAAGACGGTTTTTCGTTTATGAATTTTGCCAAGCTGATTTTTTCAGCTAATAAGTTGCCCAAATTCTCAGACTTTACCAGTGGCTTTATACGAAGATTGTACGTTGTTCCTTTTCCGAAAAAAATTGATAACAATTTCAAAAAAGAGTTTGATCTCAATCAAATATATGATGAGATACCAGCTTTCAGTTATCAATGCTTGCGAGCGTTCAAACGTGCAATTGACCGTGACAGCTTATCAAAATCACCCAGCATGATAGCGGCTAAAGAACAATGGCTTAAAGATTCTGACAACATTGCAAGATTTATTGAAGATCGTTGCCGAATTGAATTAGATACAAACGGTGGCGATTCATCACGCAATATCTACAAAGCATATCAAGATTATTGTTGGGAAGAAAATATTAAACCATTTTCACAACCGGAATTTACAAGGCGATTAGAAGCACAAGGAATTCCTAGAAAGAAAGTACAGTTTAATAACACGAGAATATGGCGTTACTTGCATTTGTTTGTTGAAGACAGTTAAAGCCAGCCAACGAGTCACAAAACAATGGCCACCTTGGACACATGGATTTAAAACGTTGATATATCAGCAATGACATTCTTAATCGCATGGACACTATTGGGACACTTCATGGACACATTGCTGGACACATTGGCAAGTGTCCAAAAAAGTGTCCCAAGAGTGTCCAAGAAATAGGAGTGATTTGGACATATATTTAGACGTGAAAACGTTGATATATAAAGGATTTGAAAAAAAGTGTCCAAAGTGTCCAACCTTTTTCCACTCGTTGGCTTCAACCATATGAAGAAGCTAAAACGTGGATAAATATACGGCAATATATAACAGACAAGCAAGTTTAAAACTACCAACAAGGAGAAATTGAAATGACAAAAACAGCATATCGCAAAGCAGCACTCGTAGACGTTAAACACGATCGGGACAAGTGGACTGAACTTGGAGTACTGGTGGAAGAACACTACTTAGTTCGCAGCATGACACCCCAAAGACTGGTTCATCATTGTCAAGCAACGTGAAGGCTATGAAATTGAAGTATATCCAACGTTTGAAATGTCAGATGGTTTTCAATTCTCACACGTTAATCTATTGACACGATCTTCATATGGAAGCATTAGCCGCATTGCATACCATGAACTTTGTTCCTCAGCAAGTGACACCATTAGTTCAATTGACCGCATGATTGATCTTGCCAAGGATAAGAGATATTAAGAACCCCAAGGCCGAGATGAAAGCGAAGTGATGCAAATGAGTGTGCCTTTGCACATTTGCATGCACCCCGGGTGTCGTCGCATGATCCCGTTCAATCAGCGCTTTTGCGAGGAGCATAAGCAAGACAAGAGCAAACAAGCGACGAATCAAGAACGCATGCAATACGAAGAGAAGGAATTACGTTTCTACAAGTCAACAACATGGACGAAGCTTTCAAAGTCATTCAGGTTGCGCAATCCAACTTGTGCTAGCTGTTTGAAACGTGGGATTATTCGTCAAGCTGTGCTTGTTGATCACATTGAGCCAATCAAAACAGCTTATGGTTGGCAACACAGGCTTGATGAGAGCAATTTACAAAGCTTGTGCCAGACTTGTCATAACGCTAAGACCGCACGGGAGGTAGCACAACGCCGGATGAGATCCCCCGACAGATCGACCCCCGCCCTCAAATTTTAGAGCGAAAGAACGGTCGGCCTCTTTTCTTTTCGATGAATACCGAAAATCATAGAACATAGGTATAATCAATGTGTTATAATTATAATAGGTATAAACGAATACAAATTCAGAAAGGACGTTACACATGGGAGCACCCCTAAAATCAGTGACTAACCTAAGTGCACATTTATCCAAAAAACAGTTAGCTGATCGTGTTGCCTCTGAAAAAGCACTGTTCACTTACAAAGAATTGCAAGTACAGCCCCCCACATGGCTTGACGACTACGCTGTGACCGAGTGGCACCGTATTGTACCATTGCTCAAAAAAGACATTCCAGTTAGTGAACTAGATGCTGCCCTGATTGCCAGTCATTGCCAAGCCTATTCTGACATTCAGAAAGCTGCCAAGCTGGTTCAAGAACAAGGTATGATGGTTGAAACCACCGATAGTGTGAAAGCTAACCCAGCAGTCAAAATGAAGCTGGATGCCACAAATCAAATGATGCGCATTGACGACGTATTGGGATTGTCAGTGTATAGTCGGGCGAAACTTGCCTTAAAGAGTGAGACTAAGAAGAAGCCTGACGATCCGTTTGCGGAGCTGGTGTCATCGTGAACTATGCGACTAAATACACCGACAAAGTGCTAAGTGGTGAGATTGTTGCCGGTAAAAAAATTAAGCAAGCAGCAAGACGTTATCGCAGAGATTTAAGAGCTAGCAAGCGCAAAAAGAATCCATGGCCGTATTACTTTGATGAGGACTTTGCCAACAAAGCCGTTGAGTTTATCGAACTAATGCCGGCACGTGATGGATCACCACTCAAGCTAGAATTATTTCAGAAGTGGTTGATTTCCGAGCTGTTCGGCTGGCGTGATAAGGCAACTGGTAACCGTCGTTATGATCGAGCCTACATCAGCATGGCACGCAAGAATGGTAAGAGCTTCCTGATGGCTGATCTGGGCGCGCTGTATCTCCTCATGGAAAACAAGCCAGCCATGAACCGAGAGATTGTCTACACAGCCAACAGTAACGCCCAAGCACATTTGGCTTTTGATATGCTGTCTAGTGGTTTGCGTCAGGTCTCTAAGATGTCTAAATCGGTGCGTGATCGTTTGAAGATCAATCGCAATGAAATTATCGACTTGCCGAGCAACAGCCGAGCTGTTCCGCTTGCGTCTGATCTGCATAGCTTAGATGGTTATCAAAGTGACTTGGCCATTATTGATGAGTTCGCCTTAGCTCGTACCGATGAGATTCTACGAACACTCAAATCTGGCCAGATCAACAGTGATAACAGTTTGCTAGCCGTCATCTCGACCACGGGGCCAGACCTGAATGGCCCTATGTATAAAGAATATAAATTTGTCTCCAAAATCTTAACCGGTCGCGAACAAGCTGATCGGTATTTTATTGCCATTTTTGAGCAGGATAGCAAGGATGAAGCCTTTGCGCCAGAGACTTGGGAGAAGTCCAATCCACTACTGGCTAATGCTGAAAGAGCGAAGACAATGCGGCCTAGCTTGCAAGCTGATGTTGATCTAGCAGCCAAGCAAGGAACCCTGCGGCCAATTCTCGTCAAGAACTTCAACATGTGGCAATCAGCCAGAGCAGACAGCTACATCAGTCTTGACGACTGGGAGAAAGCCACTATCGAGCCACCAGACACTAGAGATAAGGACGTGTATATCGGGCTGGATCTCTCTAAGTCTAGCGACCTGACCAGTATCTCGTGGTTAGTTCCAGAAGATGGCTACCTGTATGCTGACAGTCATTCATTCGTAGGAACGAAGTACGGACTGGAAGAGAAGATCAAGCGTGACGGGTTCGATTACATCAGTGGTGCTAGTCGTGGTGAGTGCAGCATTACCAAACTGGAAAGCGGCATGATCGACTATGACGAGGTGCTACGCTTCATTCTCGACCTGATCGAGCGGAACCAGTGGAACGTACGTGCCATCTGTTACGATCCCTTCGCCATGGGGTACCTGATTCCAGAATTTGAAAAACGCAATTTGCCACTGCTTGAGGTGCGACAAGGTGTTAGAACACTTTCAATTCCGACAACTCGTTTTCGTGATGATCTCTTCAATGGCCAGTTAAAGCACCCTGATAATCAGTTACTGGCCTATGCGGTGAACAACGCTATTCTGAAATATGACGCTAACAACAATCCAATTATCGACAAGGCCCACAACGCTACGAAGATTGACCCCGTGGCCGCACTGATGAATGCCTACACAATTGCAATGGATCAAAACAAGGAAAGCGAGGTGGCAGACAATGACTTTTATTCGAGCGATGACTTTAGTTTTTAATGTGCAGACCGTGCTATTACTACTGGGGCTGATCTGTATGGTTGTCGGTATCTGGTGGCTGTTCGGGTTTGGTGTTGGCATGATAGCAGCCGGCACGGCCCTGATCTCCATCGCAGTCATTATCAACTTCAACAAAGGGAGGTGAAACAATGAGCTTTTTCACGAATAGCGCGCCAAAACAACGCGATGACAACAGCGACCCGTTCTTAGATGCGCTTGTCAGCATGACCAGCAACGACAGCGGCCTATATGTGGGGATTGGCGCTTTACGTAATTCGGATGTATTTACGGCCGTGCGCGTGATTGCCGGTGATCTTGCAACTAATCCGATTGAGTACAGTGACAAGCGTATCAGCGTGCTTCTTAACAAGGCACCTAATGACCACATGACCGCGTGGGGGTTCAAGTTTGCCCTAGCTACTAACATGCTGCTGAATGGTAACAGCTTTGCACGGGTTACCAAAAATCCTAGCGGACAAGTTACTGGCTTCGAGTTAGTCCCCAACAGCCAAATGGTGGTTAAACAAGACGATACGACCGGCATTATCAGCTACGAATACACGCCTGACAGCGGTCGCTCACAGCGTTTAAATGCCAGCGAGGTCTTACACTTCAAGTGCTTCACACAAGACGGTTACAAAGGACTATCGCCACTGTATAGCCTCCGTGATGAGGTTGGGGTACAAAAGTCTGGGCATGCGTTGCTGAAGGGATTCTTTAACTCCGGTGTCCAAGGGACAGGCATTCTTAAGGTCAACAAGACCCAGTTAGACACCAAGGCCAAAGAAAACATCCGCAATAAATTTGAAGCTGCCAACAGTGGTGATAATGCCCTCAAGACCATCATTCTAGACAATGATATGGACTATAAGCAACTCGAAGTTAATACTGACGTGCTGAATCTAGTCAATTCTAGCGATTGGACAACGAAGCAGATTTCCAAAGCGTTCGGGTTACCACTAGATCGGCTGGGTATCGAAAGCGAGCACTCAAATGCCGTACAGTCTAACGTGATGTACTTGCAAAACACGCTGATTCAGTATTTTACCTGCTTCACAAGTGAGATGGATGCCAAACTGTCCACAGGTGACAACCGGTTCAGCTTCAACACTGACAAGCTGTTTTCAGCGGACCCAGCCACGATGCAAGAACTAGCAGTTAAGGGGCTGCAAGGCGGTGTTCTGACCACTAATGAAGCACGAGCCAAGTTAAATCTGCCACCAATTGCTGGAGGCGATGACATCATGGCCAGTCTGAACTACACGCCACTAAGCAACCTGACAAACTATCAAAACACAAGACAAAGGAGTGATCCAGAAAATGAATCAAGATGACGTAGAAAAGCGCCTGAATCCTAACGCTGGTCTGACTGCCGCCGATGCGACTAAAACAGACGACGATCAAGATAAGGCTAAAACCGGTCCAAAGAAGTTAAGCGGTTATGCAGTAGTTTTCAATAGCCCAAGTAAAGATCTCGGTGGCTTTAAAGAAGTCGTTGATCCGCACGCCTTCGATGATGTGGACTTATCAGACGTCTATATGGTTTCAAACCATGATTTTAGTCAAGTCTTAGCCAGTACTAAGGCTGGTACCTTGACCTTAAAAGTGGATGATAAAGGCTTGCGGTTTGAAGCAACCTTACCCGATACGACCACAGCCAACGATGCCTATAACAACGTCCAAGCTGGTAATCTATCAGCCATGAGTTTTACTTTCAATGCTGCGCCAGACGGTGACACGTTCACTAAAGACGACAGCGGCCAAGTCATTCGTACCATCAAGCAAGTGAAGAGTCTGTTCGACGTCTCACTGGTGGCTATTCCAGCGTATGACGAAACCAACGTCCAAGTGGACAAACGCAGCTACACCGAGTGGTTGAAAGACCATGTAGAAGATCCAGAACAGCAACTACCACCAACCGAAAAACGAAAGGGAGTCAATCACATGACCGAAAAAACTATTATTGATAAAGAAGAACATACCGAATCTCGCGCTTACGAAGACTACATCCGCAGCATGGGCGAACAACGTGACGGCTTGACCACGACCACCGCTGGTGCAGTCGTTCCTAAAGAAGTTATCAATGACGTTTGGGACTTAAAGCAATCAGATTATGACCTGGCTAAATACGTCACTGTGAAGCAAGTAGGTACCCCTGTCGGCACCTATCCGATCGCCCTTACCAACAATGGCGTTTTAGCCACCAAGGCAGAACTTGCAGACGTGGCCGATGTTGACGCCAATATGTTTAAAGGTGTTGACTACAAAGTTGCTACCCGTGCTGGCAAGATTTATCTGTCTAATGAACTGGTAGAAGACAGTGAAGTTGATATTGTTGCTGAGGTTAAGAATCAACTAAAGAAGCTGGTACAAAACACGGACAATAGCAACATTATCAGCGTTCTGACTGGCAAGACGGGCACCAACGATAACTTCAAGCACATCACTGGCACTGGTCTCGATGACCTCAAGCAAACTTTCAATGTTGAGTTAGATCCAGCACTGTCCTTGTCTGTTATCGTCAATCAGGACGCTTTCAACTACCTTGATACCCTGAAAGACAGCGAAGGCCGTTACTTGTTACAACCTTCAATCACTGCACCATCAGGCAAGCAACTGTTTGGGGCACCGGTGATCGTGATTGCTAACAAAGTATTGCCGACTGATAAGGCTGGCACCTACCGCGTGATCGTTGGGGACTTTGCTCAAGCAATTTTCTTAGCCCAAAAGAACGAAGTTAACACCCAGTGGGAACGGTTCGACAGTTATAGCCAAGGCTTGGCCGTCGTGATCCGCAACGACTATGAAGTGGTTGATCCTGACGCTGCTCGAATTGTTGACATCACACCGGTAAAGGCCTAAGAGCATAATTTAGTGGGGTGTGCCTTTGGGTACGCCCCATTTTTATATAGGAGATGAGCATATGAGTGTTACCACAGAAGATCTAAAGAAAGCACTGCGCATTAGCCACAGCGAAGATGATGCTATGTTGTCAGCCTACTTGTTGACGGCAAAGCAGTTCGTGATTAGCGCGGTTGACCAGACCCTTACGGATGAAAACTTTGGAGATGATCCTCGTTTTGACTTTGCTGTCTCGTTGTTAGCACAACACTGGTATATTAATCGTGGTGTCGATGGGGCAACGTATGTACCAGATAGCGTTGTGAGCATGATTCAGCAATTGCGAGGTGTTGACTATGCCACTGGTAACTAGCATCAGCCAACTGAATGAACCCATTACTTTAGTGAGCTACACGATGGGTAATGTAAATGGGGTTCCTGTGAGCAACGTCAGGAAAGAGCACTTCACGACATGGGCACTTGTGTTAAGCCAATATTTAAGCGAAGTGAGGGCGTCGGTTGGGACGAAGCTCGAAGATACGGTGACCTTTGTTGTTCGGTATGATCAACCAGAAACCATCCTTAACTCATGGCGCATTGAATGGCAAGAAAAGCAGTACGACATCGTGAAACTGACACCGGACACAGCCAAAAAACAATGGACAACGATCATAGGAAAACCAGTTGCCAATAAATAAGTATTAACTTATAATTGAGATAGTCCTAGGCGATAAGCGGGCAGAACCGTTTTAACCGACGCACGGCATAGCTAACCGGTGGCGCATTTTATAGACCAAGTCAGATTGATTTCTCGTAGCAAGTGAAGGACATTCCTCAACCTCCGCTGATACGGTAGTCATAGTTTTCCTTGACTTGTTTCATTGCTTCTCATCTAAAGTAGCAATATCATTGGGCGAAGCGGGCAGAGATGCCCGTTTTTTTGTGCTGACAGACGCGTTCTGGTGCACGCTGAACAAGTTTAACTTGAGGTATGGTCGTTCTGGACAATAAAAATCGGTTAGGCAATCCGGAATTTCGGGATTGGCTCAACAAAGTCCGAAATTCTGACGTTCAAGAACGAACCAGCAAATTGTGGGTTCGTTGGGAAAAGGCAAGTCAAAAATATTGACCTGCTTATGAGAACCAAGTGACAAATATTCACCTAGTCAATGGATACAAAAATAGCCACCTCATAGCGAAGTGGCTATTCTGTGTTAGTCATGTAGCTTTTCTTGTAGTTTATCTCCAGCATTATCAATGCCCTTAGCTGCGAAGACTGTACCTGCAACTAAAACACCGCCAACGATGAGAGTACTAGCAACCATAAACTTAAATGCAGCTTTTAAAGCGTCCATAAAGATGGCCTCCTATCAGTCTTTTGATCTGCCAACAAAGAAGGAGACTACGGCAACAACAATAATTGCGCCGATAATTGAAGGAATCAAAGCCATTCCTGCCAGTTGTGGCCCCCAATGGCCTAAAAGTCCCTCACCAATTGCAGAACCCACTAATCCTGCAATGATGTTAGCAAACCAGCCCATCGATTTGCCCTTGCTAGTGATAGCACCAGCAATTGCACCAATAATAGCACCAACAATTAAAGCCCAAAGAAAATGCAT